AGGTCAGCCGATGGGTTAAGAAGCTCCTTTGCAGTAGCCTCTCTTACACATCACTGTATCCTTGGTTACGCTTGGTATCGAGCTTGGGGACAACGGACTGAGGGCTATACCGCCTCATACGTCATCATTGGAGACGACATATCAATCTTCGACGAGAAACTCGCCCAAGAAGTGCTCTTAATATATAAAGAGATAGGGGTAGAGGTATCCAAAAGCAAGTCCAAGGTCCCAGAACCAGGCCTTAACTGGGCCGAGTTCTGCTCGAGAACATTCGTAAACGGGATAGAGATATCACGTGTAAGTCCTAAAGTACTACTATCAGCTTGTAAAAGCTGAGAAGGAGTACCTCTCCTCATCTCCGAATTACTTCGGAGGGGAGTTACCATACCTGTAGAGCAACTACCCCTGTTACCGGTCCTTCAGAAGAAGGATCGGCAGCAAGTAACCTACCTGCAACACCTCAAGGACGTCATGGTTTCAAACACATTTGGGTTTGAGACAATGCATCACTTGGGCCTCGCCATCGAGGGCCCGAATAATTGGGTCCTAAATGACATTTCGAAAGAGGAGGTAGTTAGCATATCGATTAATTACTTGATAGCTAAGTCCCTGCTAGTTGTTCAGGCTGCCCTTGAAGAGGCGCTAGGAAGGAAACTTCCCGGCGACTACTACAACTTAGTTTGCCTGAGGGATCCAGATAATGGAGACTTCAGGAGTTGTAGGCCGTATGAGATTTTCACCCATACGGAAAAGGGGTTGGAAGGGAATGATATTGTTCCCCTTTCGGTGATGACATATGCTTCTGATCCAATATTTTCGGTCAAAGGATGGGTTTACTCCGTCCCCCACCCTGCTAGTATAGCAGCAGTTGGACAGGTGCAAAAGTTGTTACAGTTTCTAATGAAGGGCGTCCCCGGTTTTAACTACGAGGAGGCCGATGCAGTAGAGATCCTGCACAAGTTTACACGAGAGGTTGGTCTGTCGGTTTCAGCTGTACTCCCTAAGGAGGCAGCCAAATTGATGGAAAGAGACTCGAACCGGGATGAATATTTCCGGCATCAAGTCTTCATGGCACGTACCATATTAAAAGCATACGAAAGCATGAGAAAGACTGGCACGAGGACGCTTATATTTAGCGACATCGATTGCGAGTTTATCCTACCGAAGAAACAGGAAAAGTTCAAGAACCTTTTCCTCAGACGCATACCTAGGGGAGACACAGAGAGAGAAGAGGACTTTAAAGGCCTGTTCAATCAGGTCGCGGGATACCGTGACGATGACCTTGAGGATCAGTTACTAAAT